TGGCAGCCAGCGGGATATCATCGGTCGGGCTGACCAGAACGTGCTTATATTCCCCAGTGGCAATACTGATAGCCTCGCTGATACGCGAGTGATCCAGTGTTCCACCCGGCACCCCATCACGCAGAAACAAGGCGCGCAACTCAGCAATGACCGCATAGCGCACTTCTGGTGTATCTGGCGTGAGGCGAATATGGAACGGCACCACTTTTGCCACTGGCGCGAGGATATAGAGGCTGGCCCCTGCCACCGGAGCCAGCGGCAGAATATGATCGCGCACCGCGCTGACCACGGCATTATCCGGGATGGGGTTTTCAAGATTGCTGTTGGCCACCATCACACCAACCGTGCCGGTTCCCATCCAGTGGCGATAAGTCCAGGCACGCGTGACGCCGGGCACCTCTTTAGCCCAGATAATGTAATCACCATCAGCGCCACCCTGTGGGGTGTAATACCAGCGCTCGATGATCCGCGCCCGCCACTCGTCCACTGGCTCCACATCGGTACCGCCTTCGATGCTGTCAGCGGCAGCAGATGATGGCAGGCCGTTAATCGGTTGGGTCAGCACCATACTGATACCATCATCGGTATTTCCCAAAGTTCCAGCCACCGAGCAAATCACCGGTACCCGCAGAACCCCCGCAACAGCAGTCGCCGTCGCCGTGGTGGTGTACTCCTGCAAATCATCACGTTGAATCACTCTGCCGGCAGGCACTTCAATACCGTTGGTGACCCCCTCCCAGCGCACAAAACCGGTCGCCGTTGCGGGTTCCTTGCGTGGGCAACGCTTCATATTGCCGTGGCGCGTTAACCAATCCTCATCGCACTGATCCGGTAACAGGTTGCGGGCCAGATAATCGATGTAGCCGTAAACCGTATGCACTGCCGCCGCATGCACCCGGCTGTATACCTCGGTGTCGGTACGGCGCAGAACAGCATCAGTTTGGAAGCGAGAATTCAGGTCACTGCGGATTTGGGTAATCAGTTGGGGAAGTGTCGGGCGGTTAAATCCGCTGTCAGCCATTGAGTGCACTCCATAAATCATCAAATGTGATTAGCTGAGAACTGCCATCATTGCGATACAGGGTTATCTCGGCGGTCAGTATCTCGGTACCGCGCCGCTGCACATTGATGGCTATTCGTGAAACTATGCCGTCGTCTTTTAGCCAGGCTAGCGCCTGTTCTAAGTAGCCTCTGGCCAGTTCGACGGTGTTATGGGTCAGTGTGGTGCGCTGAAGCAAGTACAAACGGGAACCAATACGGTCATTTTGTATCGTGGGATAGCTGTCCCCCCACCACCCCATCGGCTGTTCTGAATCATCATCCGGATCAGCACGACGCCAGGTGAAAAGAGAAATAATCACTGCGCGAGTTAAGTTATCGGTGGGTGTGGAGGCTGATTGTTGTTGACCATTCACCATCAGGATCATGAGTTACTCCATTTTCTGGTTAGGCTTGTCAGTATTCGGTTCGCCATGTGGGTGATCGTGCAAATTGAACTGTTCACGCATAGTCGCTATGGTGCTGGTTTTATCTTTAATATCAGCAGCAGACTCAATGTTACCAACAGCTTTAATCTGACCGCTGGCTTCAATGAGCGGCGTGTTGAATACCGCTTTTTCCTCGGCGTTCACAATAAACTGCTTGGTGTTCAGCTCTATTTGGTTGCCGCGCTTGAGAATAATGCTGTCGCCCTCATCGCTATAAATCGCAACCTCCCCATCCTTTAACCCTTTAATCCGGTACCGACGATCAGCCACCACTAACACCACCCCGTGCGAGCGGTCGCCATCGGGGAAAGCGGCGAACGCCTCCGCGCCTGTGTGGGCGGCGCTGGTAAAGCCATAAGGTTCCAGATGTTCGATGTTGTCTTTCAACTCATCCGCAATCATCTGAATTTGCAGCATCTGGTTTTTACTGCTGGAATCAAGGCGGCGAACCACCGCCCGAACCAGCATATTGGATAGCCCGCGCTGTATCCCATCCAACAATCGACTCATTAGAATTCGTCCTCTTCGGCTTTTTTGCGGCGTTTTTTGTCAGGGTTAGGCGGTTTCGGTAAGTAAGCATCAGGCGGGCCAACCCGCAGCTGGGTAATAGTTCCTTGCTCGTTTTTGCTGTAGGTCACCTCCGCGATTAACATGTCGCGGTTGTTAAAGCCCAGTACCGGATCAAACACCGTCACCAATTGATTGGGTGACCATAAATCGCCATTCCCCTGCCGCCAGCCCTGCACTGTATAAGTCACCTCATCAGTACGCGCGGCCCGCCGTAGCATTTCAAACTGGCTGCGTTCAATCACCGAGGAACCCGTCGCATTACCGCTCTGCTTAATCACCATAGGTCGATAACGGCTGACGCCGCCGTCAACGGTTTTAGCCCGGATGGCATTGGTGGTGGCCGTGCCAAAGTCGTCGTCATTGCCCGATCGTTGCCCGGCAACCACGTATTCAGAAAAGCGGTCTTTGATGCTCTGCTCGGTGTCACAGGAAATGATATTTTCCCCCAGCACCAACGCGGTGACGGTATGTGAGGCCCCCACCGGACCAATCACCAGTGCACCGGCTGGATTGTCATAGGCCAACACCTGTTGAATGCCCATCATCTTATCCAGCACATCCACCACGGTTTCACCGTAATCCACCTGTAACCCCTGCATCGGGGTGTTTTCCACTCCGGCATTGACCACCGAGACACCAAAGGGTGCGGCGAGCTGGGTCGCGATCTGCACAAAAGAGCGTCCGGTAAATTGGGTTATCAGGGCGGCGCAGTCGATCAGGTCTTCTGTTTTACTGCGGCCAACAATACCCACCGATACTGAGCGGGCGTCATAGCGTACCGGTGTGGCATCGATATAGCCGGTCACCACCAGATTAGTGCCGATCAACACCGTGACCGCATCGCCTTTTTTCACTCTGGGTTGAAGGTGTCCCGACTCTTCGCTGCCGGGCCATTGGCGGGTAATTTCCATATTAAAATCACGGGCCAAGCGCTCAATACCTGCCGAGATAGAGACCGAAGTCCAACCTACCCACTCACGGCCATTCACCCGCAGCGTGACATCGTTATTCATCGAATTGGCACCTGTAGCGTTTTCACCGGCACAAAGCCGGGATGGGTTATTTGATTGCGACCGATAATGTCAGTTTCGCGCGCGGCGGAGTCATACCAGTCAGCTGCCAGCACCAACGCGGGCAGCACTTCATCAGGGGTGCGGAAGGTGGTTTTTTCTATCTGCTCGAGCCGCATGCTGATATCGCGATTGACATCAGCACGCACGGTGTTTATCGCCAGAAACAGCGCATCATCCGTCACCCGTAGCAGCTCCTGATCAATGGCGGTGTTGAGGGAGTCGCGGATCTCCGTCAATACCTCGTAGGTTACCGGCGGTGACACGACCACGCTGTCGCTAAGCGACGTGACCGCCGGATGAGTGACCAGCGGCAGTTTCGCCTGTGGGATCACCGTGGCAGTCAGTGGCAGGCGGGCCTGTGGTAAATCAGCCACGCTTTGTGCCGCCTCAGTCAGTGCCGTGGTGCGGATGGCCTGAGCCACCACGTTGCGCTGGGTGGTTTGGGTCTGGATGGTTTTGCTGTCCGTTTTCCATACCCCATGTGGAGCCAGATCACGACCTACGGTAAACCCGCTCAACCCTTTAATTTTATTGATAATGTCGTCGCTATTACCCAGCAAACTGTTACCCGAACGCCACATACGTTGCAGTTGGTTAACAAAATTCATGCCGGAACTGGGTGGCATCAGCAGCACCGACAAGTCGCCATCCAGCAAGCGGCCCGCGTCAGCAATAGCCGAATTCACACCGTCAAAAGTTTTGATCGCGGTGTTCATCATGTCGCTGACATCACTGATCACACCGTTCTGGATAAAGTCAGCCATGCCCTCCAGCCCGAAATCCTTACCGAATGCATCAGTCACACAGTCGGTCATGGCATCACAGGAAGAGACCAGCTTCTGGCCAGTGGCAACACCAGAGGTGGGAAAAGAGAGTTCACCGGCTTCAACAAAGTTAAAGTTAATGGTACACATACGGCCATCTGAGGCTCTATGGCTAATGCTTACCTCACCATCGATACAGACATTTAGCTCGCCATATTGCGGGTGGATCAGTTTCCCCGGCCCAGCCTGGTTAATGGCGGTAATCAGTTGATCACGTTGTGCCTGGTAATCATCACCTATCAGATAGGCTGAAATAGTATCGCGCCGTGTCACCCGCCCCTGATCTTCGGAGTAAGGTTTATCGCGGTTGGGGTATTCATGGGTTTGCGTCCTGCGCCCGAAAGTGGCCTCATCCTCTTGCGTTTTAAATGGCACACCACGAAACGAGGCCGGTAATAGCTTATCTTTCCAGCTCATACATTCTCCGGGCGAAAAAAAACCCACCGAAGTGGGCCTGTAGGCTATCAATTACTTATTAGCGAAGCGGCTATAGCCAACGTCGTAGCCAATACCAAAACCTGACTGGCTCGTCCTAGAATCTGTAATAGACATGCCAGGAGGAGCATTATCAAATTTAACAGTGATTTCTCCATTGACTGCCTGAGGTCGAGCAGAAGCTAATGGCACCTTAGAATTTTGACTGCCATCCATATTTAGCAGCTCTTTCATACGTGGGATAAATCCAGTGTAGCCCCTGTCTTGCTCCCCTTTTTTCAGCCTATCAACCAGAATGTCCCCTTTGGATTTATTGGTAGCCTGAGACTCTTTACTTAGGTCATCCAGTTCCTTAAATAGGCTAATAATCACACCAATGGCGACAAATTGCCCCCCATAAGAGATAAGTGTTTTTAATGCACCATTAAGCCCTCTAACACCTGCACCACCAGCGTTAATCCCTTTCAAAAATGAGAGAGCAAAATCGCCCGCCATATACAGCGCAAATCCTTTCATTACCCCTTCCCAGCCCCCCACTAGATCGACGATGGGTTTAATCTGGTTCCATACATCTTTAAATACCGGTCCCACCGTATCCCAGTTAGCCACAATTAACGCACCGGCACCGATCAGCAGCGTAAGCAATTTACCCAGCGGTGACATTTTGGTAACGAAATTCATAATGCCGATCGCTTTCGTTACTGCTGTAACACCGGTGGCAACAGAAATTAAATAAATCCCTAATTTAAAAACTGTCTTTATTAACTCAGGGTTGGCCTTAACCCATTGCCGAAACTGCTCTAATAAAGGTTTAAGCTCTTTAGTACCCTCGGTAATATAGGGCAGGAACATATCTCCGAGAGTAATACTGGCAATCTCTAACTGATTCTTCAGTAATTGAACTGCGTTGGCCGTGGTTGCTGCTCTGGATTCATATTCTTTTTGCATTGAACCGGCATATACCTGAGCATCTGCAACTTTATTAAAATTCTCCCTCAGTAAATCCATATTGGTTAAGAGAGGCGCTATAGCCCCTAGCGATTCTCTACCAAATAGCGCCTCCAGTGCGGCGGCCTGCTTAGCTTTAGGTAATTTAGCGACAGAATCCAATACCTTTAAAATAGCGGTTTTGGAATCTTTCTGCATATCCGCAGCCAGTTGCTTAGGATCTATTTTTATAGCTTTTAATACTTTCCCTTTTAATCCTTTACCTGTGCCAGAGGTAAGCGACAACATAAAGTTTTTAATACCAGTTGAAGCTATTTCCGACTCTACCCCCATCCCGGCAATAGTCGCCCCCATTGCTGCAATTTCCCCCGACGCAAGGCCCGCCACACTACCTAACGGGCCAATTCGAGTCACAATTTCCGATATTTTTGCCGCATTAGCCGGGCCAGTATTCCCCAGATAGTTAACTTTATCTGACAGCGTGACCACTTCACTTTGCGTTAATTTAAATGCCGTGCGCCATTGGGCCATCATCTGACCAGACTCTTCTGCTGTCTGATCGAAAGCAATACCCATCTTCACTGCATCGGTTGCAAACGCTTTCAGATCGGCACGAGCAATACCGGCCTGTCCACCCGCAGCAACGATGGCGGCTATTCCATTAGCAGCCATCGGAAGTTCGGTGGACAGCTTTAATATATCTTCGCCCATATCTTTAAATTGGGCTGGCGTGTCAAAGTCCACAACCTTACGCACATCAGCCATGGAGGATTCAAATTCCATCGCCTGGTTAATGGGAATAATGAACGCACCACCAATGGCCGCGCCCATCATCGCTACACTTTGCATAACGTCTTTAAATTCCCCCTTAAACTTACGCAGATCCTTCTGCATCGTTGTCAGCGCCGGAGATAATTTATTGACGCCAGTAATAATCGCTTTTAACTGAAAACTATCTGACATTATTTAGCTCCGAATTAATGCGCTCGGCCTGCGCCTCCATCTCAAATATTTTGGATAGCGGGCAAGCCATGACGGTAATAGGGTTCATGCGCCAAAAATAGGCAATGTTATAAATGCGGCTAGTTAGCTCACCGACACTTCTGATGCCGTAAAAAAACCGACTATCTGCATTGAGATAGTGATCAAGTCTTTCGGTAATAATTGCTTAGCTGATGAAGGAGGGATATCGGCCAGTACCGGTAAATATGCCAGCGTACAACTCATGTCAATTTTAGCACTGCCGTTATCCGAATAAGAGAACGGCATACCAAACTTGGCAATTTCATCATATTCAGGTGCACGAATATTTAACTCTTTGACCTTTTCCCCACCCACGGTAATTTCTCTGCTTAATGTCACAATCATTGGTAAAAGCCCTCTTGCCCGTGGAATTCCATATCTACCGTGCCTTCCTCGGCATTATGGTTCGCTTCACCATGTAGCCAGCCGCTGGAAAGTACATATACCTGACCGTTCGCCAGCTCACTGGTAATGGTCATGTTATCTGCTGAGGTGATCTTGCTGATGGGGTAGTCTTTCGGGACTTTAAATGTCCCTTTGGTATAGGGCGCGCGGTGGGTTTCTTTGTAATCCACTGAGCCATCAAGACCGATCACATCGTCCTTCACCGCCGTATTCATTGGCACCTCAATGCCGCCGGTCAGAGATAATTGCTGACCATCAATTTTGAAAAAGCACGTGCCGCCAATTCGAGCCATTTAGGCCACCTCTTCGCTATATTGCAGACGGAACTGATTAAGCACCGCGAATACTCGCAGCTGGTTCACATAATCAGGTGGGAACAGCACATCAAGCCGGTTAGGGTTATCCGCGTTGCGCTCGACGATCAGGTATTGCTTGAACAGCTCAAAGTTCTCAACAATGCCCGCGCGCTCCAGTTGGCGATAAATAGACAGCATTTCTCCTTTAATAACATTCGGCGTGACAATCGCCTGACCTGCGCCGAAGCGGGTGCCATCGTTCGCCAGCTTATGGCGCGGGTACTTGCTGGTGATCACCGACTTCAAACGACGCAGCACGTAAGCGCTGGCATGCAAGGTTTCACTATCAAGGAAACTGTTATCGGCATTGCCGTAGCTGTTTTTCTGATAGGTGGTGATATCACGCTGAATGCGCAGCACCCCGCCCTCGCTGTAAGCCGTGGCGATACCGTGGGTTAACAGTGACTGCTGCTCTGACAGAATGAACCGCGTCCCCACGGGAGCGGGAAGCGCATCATTTAGCAGGCCAGTTTGCGTGGGTCGCGCCGGATCATTACGGATAAACACCGAATTACGCGCGGTGCGGGCCGCAACCAGTTCATCGGTTGCTATCTGTACGCCCGTTTCATAGCCGGCAATGGTCAGATGTGGGTCGTTGAATGTGGTCCCCAAAGCCACCAGATCCGACAAGTCGCCCACCTTGGCGGTATAGACATGGCCGTATAACTGCCGCGACCAACTCCAGCGCCCGGTATCGTCGTTCATCTCTTTGCCGATAGTGGCCAGTGATACCGAGTCATTAAACGGGAAAGCGATAAAATCAAATAGCTCATCACCCAAGGTGGCAATAGTGGCAGACAAGTTCGGCGCACCTTCACCGCCAGCCATCGGCGCGATCGCCACATTCACGCCGGAGGGGTTCTGCTCACCGCCTACCGTGCCGCGATAGTTCAGGCTGATAGGTAGACCGTTACCCGTTAAGCCGCTGTTTTTGGCCGTCAAGGTGACCACGCCCGCCGCCGCTGTGGCAGTCACAGGCAAATCAACCAGCGCATTTACCGCAGTGGCGATGCTGGCACTGATAATAGTCGGCGTATCCAGTGCGGTGACAATCACCTGCACTCGAGTAACGCCAAGATAAATAGAGAGTGCGCCGGAGGCTTGCGCGGTGCCAGTGACCGTCAGTGTGCCAGTAGCGGGATCGCTCGCCACTTCAGGCACGGCAACCACCCACAACTCACCAAAGGGATCGACAGCCCGATAAGCTGCCACCATGCGGGCTAACTGGCTACCTCGACCGGCTACCTGCCCCGCTCTGTCTGCCGATGGCATAATGACGAGTGTGTTCTTTTCAATCGAACTGGTTGCCAGCGCATGAGCGATAATCAGTGATGGCCCGCTGTCCTGTGCCGTATTCGCCGCGCTATTGTCCATTTCGGCAAAGAACAACGGCACCCGTAAATCATTAGGGATGTTGTTAAAGCTGATCATTGTTTTTTGGCCTTCTGTTCAGGTTGAACGAGGGGTGCCGGTGGTGCGGTTTCTTCAGGTTCTGCGGCCTTGACGGTCACTTCTCCTGACGCTATCCGGCGGTGCCAGTAAATATTTTCATCGACGTTTCGGCCCTCTGCGGGCAAAAAGTCACCTCTAACCGGGTCAGGAACTGACCGGCCATCTTTGGGGATCACATGCATAAGGGGTTACTCGTCGTTAAGAGGGATGTTTAACTTGTGCTCAATACTGCCGTCAGGGGTCATAAAATCGACATCAACCATGATCCGCTCCAGCTCTGCAAGCTGCTGAAGGTCGTCCCATTGGCGGGTATCTTCTTCGGATATCTCAATTTTGGCAGAGAAGTCGTACTGGAAATAAAGGTGAGCACGATTGGTGTCCAGCAGGTTACCGCCATCATACTGAATCGGGTCATAGCACGGTTCTGGTTGCCACCCCAATAGCGCTTTAAATAACTCAGCGCGCAAATCATGCACGGCATCAAATGCCGCTTTCTGGCCCCGCTGATCTGCACTGTTATTCACCACTACCACTACGGCAAACCCATCAGTAATTGTCTGCCAATAGTCAGTTTTTGACCGTTGTTCGCCAGCAGTGTCATTAGTCGGGATAATCCATGCACTGGGTAGTGCCATCTTGCCATTTTCGAGGAGCAGCTCATATTCTGCTGCCCCAGACACTCGCCCCTCAAATGTCGGGCAACGTAGCCGTAGGGCAGCAATAACGAGTGATAATTTCATTTAACCACCACTGATTTTTTTAGTGCATTGAACAGTACCTTCTCAGACCATGTGCGCCGATTGGCCAGCGCCTCTGTCATGAAGTTTTTACGGGGCGCAATTTTCCAGCCACTCCCTCCTGATGCACCTTTTCGGTGACTCTTGCCTCGCCTGGCCTTGCGTTTCACACCGTAGAACAAGAACGCAGGGTAGAAATCATCACCAGAAGGTAGCCTGGTTGCTCGCCTGCCCCCTTTTTGGTTAGGCGCGATACGCACCATAAAGCCCGGCCGACCGTCTGATGGTGAGGGGACTTTATAGCCTATCGATTTTGATAGCCCGCCGGTGCGGGTACCAGGTGCTTCACCCGCCTTTGATATGGCATGGCGCGCTACCAGTCGCCGCGCCTCGTCTTGCACACCCCGCCCCACTTTAGCAAAGGCGTTTCTGACCCTTTTCTGGTTGAATTCCAGCTCTTTAGGTTTATCAAAATCGACGTGAAGATATAAACCGCTGGTTGAGTTTTCAATGCCCATTAATGGCCCTCCCCGATAGCTTCCACGGATCCCAGTTCTTCAGCAGTGATAACAAGAAAGCGGCTGGCTTCATTCAGGTTCGTAGTTCCCTTGACTCGATAAACCATTTTATTGATAACCACCTCATCATCCGTGGTAACGCCAGTTCGGTAGCGGATAACAATGCGGTGAGTAATGGCAACATCAATCTGCACCGAACCGATACGGACAGAATCACCAATGGCTGACAGCTTTGCCCAGGTATCGAACTTATTGTGATAAACGGTATCAACACCCATATGACCGTTGCCGGGAACATCTTCGCGGGTGCGGAACTGGGCGCGCTTATTCAGTTCACCGGGAGCCGGTGGCCGATAAGTGGCGTTGATTTCAGTAAACCGGCGTTGAGTCATAGTGGAATAAACCTGTATGGGCCAACGAGGAAGTAGAAGCTCATCGGAACTTCTGACTGCTCAAAATCACTGACCGATGAGCGGTTTTCATACCAATGGCTGACAAGATGCAGCACAGCCAACTTGATATCATCCTCAAGAACTAGCCCGTCAGGGTCTGTTTCAGGTACCGCATCCGCATATAATTTACGGTTGGTGTAGCTGATGACCCGTTTTTCTGCTGCGCCGCCAATCAAGGTTAACAGGTCATTTTCATGGTCAAAATCAGCATCCAGACGACACTGAGCCTTAATTTCTGGCAGTGTTAACAGCATGAAAACCTCCATACCCGCAACCTGAACCCAGATTGCGGGTATAAAAAAACCGCAAAAGCGGCATGTTTTAAATCCAAGTGAAATTAACCACCCGCTGCAGGTTTACCCACCAGCGCTTTAATAGCGGCGGTATCTTCCAAAATGCAGTCGAAACGATGGAAAGCGAGGAAGCCGGTCTGGTCAAATTCGGCATAACGTTCTACCAGGCGTTTCAATGTCATGTAAGTGATACGACGAACAATGAAACGATCAAAGTCGCCACAGAACATAAATTTCTTACCAGCAGCAATGTTGTCGATTGCCTGATCAATCACGTAAGGCACCTGCAATACGGTTGCTGGCGCACCACCAATGATTTCAGGCAACCACAGTGGACGACCTTGCAGATCTTCCATTTCGGTGAGGGTTTTCAATGTTGAATCATTGAATGCCCAACGGAATTTCGGACCATTACGATACGCGGGATCGATGGAGTGCTTGAGAGCATTCATTTCTTTCCATGTAAATGTAGTGGCCGCTGCTGTTGGAGTGACGCCCGTGACAGAAGTCACCAAACCTTTGGGTTGCACTGGCGTACCCGTGCCGGTCCCCTGAACAAGGTATTTAGCCTCGCCGCGCCCAATGCGCTGAGCAATACGGCCAGCCAAAAATGCTTCAATATTGACGCCACTATCCTGAAGTAACTCATTAGAAATACGAATTATTTTAGACGACAGCTTTTTAGCACCGAGTGAGCCAGAACCGAACTCAACATCCTGTTCGCTGGTTTCGGTGTTTTCACCCAACAGCTCCCCTTCCTCTGTAGTGCCGTCAGAGGTGGCCCATTCAATATCCTGCCCATTATCGGTATTCATGATCTGAGCAACACTGGCAATGCCACCGTAGGCTTTCATGGCCTCGACAATGATTGCGCGGAATTGGGTTGGGACGGTGTAACCTCCTTTTTCATTAGGGGCAGTACCTTGCGCACGTAACTCGCGCAAAGCGCTGCGCTCTTCGGCACTCAGTTCACTTTGTCCATGACGCAAGAACTTGTTAAATGCTTTTTGGCGCTGTTCTTGTTGCTGGCCCTCTGGTGTGTCAGTCCGTTGCCGCTGTTCTTGCTCCTGCTCCTGAACAAACTGTTGATCTAGACTTCGCAACTCTTCTTCACGCGAGATTTGATCATCGAGCGCCTGAAGCTCGGTTTTTGCCTTGTTCCAATTGGTTCGCTGCTCATCAGTCCAGGCGTTATCACCAATACTGTCATGCAAAGCGCGCATATCCGTTGAAATGGTATTACGCTTTTGCTTAATATCGTGTAATTTCATAGACATACATTTATTTCCTTAGGCGTTAATCAAAGTCAGCAGGCGCTCACGCGCCATTTTGTGGTTAATGGCTTGTTGTAGCGCGCCGCTATCTCGCGCTTCCTGCCAGGCTTGCATAGAGCGGACACCTGAATCAGCATCCTGATAGGCTGCATAAGTGACGGGGCTAACGTCATACAGCCGAGAAAATTTAGAAATCTCACGAATAACAATCCCTTCTTCATCCTCGTACCAACGTTCTCCATCGCGAGCGACCGAGAAAGCAAATGAAGATTGGTTGATGTCACCACGCGACATTGGCGCAATAACCAGATCACGAATAGTTTGTGTGTCGGGTGCTAAAATGTTGTATTGCAGACCGCGTTCATCGACCGACACGGTGAGGGTGTTAGCACTGCTGCGGCCAAGAATAAAATTGGGATCATGGTTAAACAGGCCACGCACGTCATCCCCCAGCACATCATCAAATGCACCAGGCTTAATGATTTCGCGAAATCCCCACAGCGGTTCTGAGCGGGTATTGAACACCGAGCCGTAGCCAATAATTCGGGTTGGCTCATTCTCTCGCTGTTCTGCCCGTACCTCCCCGCTATAACAGCGTTTTTCTGTCTCACTCATTGCTCGATCCTTTATCGTTGGGGTCGATATCAGTATTTGAAGTGGTTAATTTGGCCGCATTTACGCTAACCAGCATTTCATCAAGACCGTCTACCGGGTTCATATCTTCAAAGGCGCGGGCCTCATTGCGCGACATCCAGCCATCAGTAATGGCGAAATGGTAGAAATTGGCGCGTTCCTGCGGAGTGCCGCGCAATAAACCAGCCAGATTAAAGCGGACGTAGTAGCCTGCTGCCCGTTCAGCTCGTGTAAATAACCGGCGGTTTAATTCCTGCTCCCAGTTCACAATCCACGGCATGACGGTATGGCGCACAAACTGGATCGACTGCTGGGTAATGTTGGAGAAGGTGGCCTTTTCCAAATCGTTGATCATATGGGCCGGTATGTTGAAAATCCCCGCTATCTGGGAGCGGTTCAGCTTCAGCATGTCAATGATCTGGGCATCAACTGGCGAAACCGTCAGCGCCTTATAATCCAGCTCTGCGGGCAGCAACATGGTCTTGTTTTCTTCATTACGAAGTGCTGCCGCGGCTTTTTGCCACATCTCTTTTAATCTTGCCCAAGAGTCTTTATTTAAATCTCCCTTAACTGACACAATCCCTGCCGGACGCGCATTACCGTTGAAAAAGTTGCTGGTATATTTCTGCCCGCTCATGCCCATACCGATAGTCTCAGCATGTTGCAGAATAGGGCTTAGCCCCATTTTCTGATTATTACCCAGCGCACGAATGTGGATCATGTCGTCAGGGCTGACAGCAAAGGTGCCTTGTTCGTTATAAACGCCGTAGGTGTAGCGACCGCCGGTATTTAACAGGGTGGTTTCCCACGGCATACAGGCTTCAAGGCTGATTATCTCGCCGCGCCGTGAGCGCACTACTTTTGTGAAACCATTCCCCCAACCAAGCACATGGCGTTCCTTTAGCTCCCGCCATTTGTAACTGGTTTGCCAGACGTTAGGCTCATCATGTACAAGATAAAAAACGGGGTGATCTCGCGCCACTTCAACCGTGTTTCCGGTTTTACGCATCACATGCAGCGGCATCTGCGCCAACGTGGAGGACAGAACATAAATACAGGCATAAACCGCACCCAGTTTCATGGCGGTTTCCGGGCTGACAAAAACGTCAGACTTGAAGAAACCGGCCTCTTCTGCTGACTCACCCGTTAACGGGTTAGCGGGGTTCTCCAACGGGTTACTGCGGAATAAGGCATCAAGTAGCACGGTATTTTCTCCTTGCGGCGAACAGTGCGAATATCAACATTCCACCACCCGCGCACTGTAATGCCGTCGCTGTGCCAAATTGCAGATAAAGCCCCGCCATGAGTAAACCGAAACCGGCTACCCCGATAATGTCGATAATCAGTGATTTCATAAGATAAGCAGTTCTTCGTCTGGATCGAGGTTGGAAAGGAAATCACTGGGCTTATTGAGCATGGCTCGACCGACCGCCATGATTAGCGCAACGGCACCGTCTATTTTGTTCTCGGAAGCCTCTTTAATCGGCCTGACCACATCATCATTACCGGGCAGATACTTGCCCACTACGTTGCTGATACACCATGTCATTATGGGGTTGCCATCATGGTGAAAGCGCCCAGACTCAACCGCGGCTTCCAATTCCTTCATGGCGTCGCTCATGTTGGTATAGTTCTGAACGATGGTGATAGGGCTTAACCCCTCTTCAGCCAGATGGTGAGAAAGGTTGGTTGCACCGTGTGGGTCAATAGGCGATTCCTCAACCGGATTTAGACGGTTTACCTCTTTGGCAGCCTCAAGAATTTCCCGATAGTCTATTTCAGCACCGGGAGTCGCCACCAAATGCCCAGTAATTACCCACTTCTGGAATCGTTCAGCAGTGCGCCGATCCTCTATATCAGCACTGAATACCGTGTCATACGGCACCCAGAACTTAGGGGCGATACAGTAATAATGCTGTTTTCCGTCAATAGTCCGGGTAAACAGGCGCGGCATGGAGTTCATATCCAGTTTGCGGGCCAGGTCAAAAGAAAGATAACAGGATTGACCTTCAAACTGCTCCAGTGTCAGGGTGTTATCTTCACAGGCCCGCCAACTCACCATATTGAAGAATGCGGATCGGGCAGATACCCAGATATTCAAATGTTTAGTTTTAAAGATGTTGGCTTGACGGGCATTATTCATCGCCCTTTGTTGCTGGCTCAGTAAGAAATCACTGTAAACAGACACCCCCATATTAGGGTTAGCTTTTTTCAGTGATGTTGGTAATGTCCAGTCGTCCCCCTCATCAACGGTATAAATGATCCCGAACAGCTCATCGTTTGGGACAGTGCCGTTAAGCATTTCAATAACTTCTCGGCGCTTGTCGTAGCACGGCCCTTCAATGTTGTAGCCCGCAGTGGTAATCGCCCACATGATGGGCTGCCTGCGTGATCCCATCCCCGTTAACATGGTGGTGTAGAGTGAGTCGGTTTCATGTTCGTGGTATTCGTCCACGATGGCGCAGCTGGGTGACGAACCATCACCGGGATTACCGATGACCGGCTCAAACCGCGCACCATCTTCTGGCCGGTTCATGTTGGAAGCATTCACCTCAATACCAAAGGCTTCACAGAGCAACGGTGTACGCTTGCACATCAAGCGCGCAGGCCGGAATACTTCCCATGCTTGTTTCTCGGTTGTGGCACCGGAGTAAACCTCAGCGCCGAACTCGTCATCACATGAAAAGCAAAATAGCGCCACCCCAGCGGAAATAGCTGATTTGCCATTTTTGCGGGGGATCTCGGTATAGACCTCGCGAAAGCGGCGTAACTTGCTGCCTTTATGCAGCCAGCCGAACGCGCAGCAGACGATAAAAAGTTGCCACGGTTCTAAGGTGATGGGCATTCGCTTAAAGGCCCACTCCCCCTTGGTATGGGGAAGCAGTTGAATAAACTTTGCGGCTTTCTCTGCGCGGTCTTTATCGAATCTGTATTTAAATTTACGGCCTTTTTCTGCCGCCAGATCATCGATGTGACGCTGACAGGCATCAATAACAAAACGACAAGCAACAATCCGCCCCTGCACCACATGACGGGCGTATTGATTCGCCGCATTAACATTCGGATAGGCTTTTCTAGTCATAGGTTTGTGAACGGATTCTTTGAGGTTTTCTTGCCTGCGCCAACTAAACGGGCGCGACTGCTGGGATCTAAGCCCAACATACCGCCGAAAGAAGCCAGCTGTTTCATAGCTTCATTCAATGCCGTTAGAGCTGGGTTCTTTACTGGTCCGCCGGTTGCACCAACCATCACAACGCCATGTATGGCCACATGCGCCTGAGACTTTCGGGCCGTGGAGTAGGCCACGCAGAACATTTCAAGGTTATGCAGATCAGTGGCACAAAGCACTTGTTGAGCGCAAAGCTCTTTTGCTGCCATGACCCACATCGTTGAGGCGTATTCATCAAACCATTCTGGCGGCGATGCTCCCTTGATTGGTGTGAATGCGGGTTCGTCTTTATTTAGAGCACGTTTACCCGGATTGCCCGCCAATTCCTTCCGGGCGGTTGGCTTGGCCCGGCGTCCGGATCGGCCCGGCGCTCCAGCCATAATCCCTCCAGTTTTAATTTCATTTTACGCGGGTAAAAAAATTCAATGAGGCTGGCGGTACGGTAGGACAAGGGCTGTAGAGATTTTACCCGCCCCTCCCCTTCGTGCTATTTATCGCTATCTGATCCGCTCAACTGCTGTCTTCTTGCGATGGTGTGGCCAGCAAAGTAGTTCAAGGTTGGATGGTTCATCAGTGCCGCCGTGAGCCTTGGGTATGATGTGGTCAACCGTGGTACCCGACACCACCAGACCTTCCCGCAGACACTGTTGGCACAGCCCTTTGTCTCTGGCCTTTATCAGTGGTTTCAACTTATCCCAATTGGCACCATAGCCACGTTCATGCCTGGTCTTACCCTGTTGGTGGTTCTCCCATCCGGTATTCTGATGCTCAGTACAATAACCAGAACTGTGGATCGTAGTATTGCGGCACCCATGCTTACGGCAGGCGCGCGGTATTCTGGGTGGCATGGGGTTACTCCAAAAGAAAAACCACCGGCTTATAAGGCCAGTGGCTTAGATATAAATAACCGCCCGGAGGCAGCTTTTGATGGTTACCTGACGCAGTATCTAATGCTGTACAACACACTTGGTCCGAAGCTCACTATCAGTGATGCGAGAATCCCGCAGATACTGGAAATGCGAACACCAGAAGCCGTTAAATAGTCAAACAAAGGAGTCCCGAAAATAACGGCGTACTGTAGAGCGGTGAAAGCAAGAATAA